ACGATGCGGGCGTTGCCCTGCATGCCGGGGATGTAACGTACGCCGGCGCGGACACCGACCATCGCGTCCTTCAGGGCCTCGACATAGGACCACTCGGTGATCGCCTTGAACTCGGGACCGTAGCCGGGATCGGTGGCGTTGTTGTAGTCGCCGCGCTTGTGGGAGTACGCGACACCCAGGAGGACGGACGGAATGGCGTAGCCCTGGACGGACTGGCCGCAGTTCGAAAGCTCCTTGCGGGCCTCTTCGTGCATTTCCGCCTCGAAGCCGGTGAGGCTACCAGCAGTAGCCTCGCGCAGGAACTTCGTGATGGAGAACCGCTTCAGCTCCTTCTTCTCCTCGGGGGAAAGAACGCGCTGATTCAGGAGGGCGCGCTGGGCGGCCTCCTCGATCTGTGCCTCACGCAGTTCGGTGGTGAGGGATTCGACCTCGGCAGCCAGAGCTTCGCGCTTGGCGGCGTCGGTCTCTGCCTGGCAGGCGTCATTCTTGGCCTTCAGGTCAGCAGCAATTTCGTACGATTTTCTCATTGCTTTGGGGTTTTAATTTGCCAGTTGCCGCTTGGCTCTGGCGATGGTTAAACGGATATGTACGTCGTCCACGTTGGAGGTTTTCACCTCGTCCGCGGGCTTTTCGTTTTCTTCGACATCGCGCTGCTCGGCGTCGGGCTGTTCCGCCTCGGGCTTCTTGCGCTGCGCCTCCAGGGCGGCGCGCTCCTCGGCGATGCTGCGCTTGACGGCGTCCGGGTTGGACGGGACGTTCACGACGGAGATCTCCATGAGGGTCATCTGGTCGTAGTAGTAGACGTCCGGATCCTCGCCGTCGCGCCGATCGCCCCAGTGGCCGCGCTCGGGACTGAAGCCGACGGACACGCCGCTGATGGACCCGAACACGACCTTGCGGAACACCTTGTCTGCCTTGCGGTTCAGTTCGGCCGGCTCGAAATAGACCTTGACCAGCAGCTGGTCATTCTCCACGCGGGCCTCGCCGCGACCGATCACGTTGTCCGGATCGTCGCTGTCGTAGATGTCGTGCTGGTATCCGATGACGCCGTTCTTACGGAACCGGCTCAGGTCCCAGCCGTCCGGCTTCAGCACGGTGCCGTAGCTGTCTACGGTGCCGTTGCTGGCGACGAACTCGACCGAGCGTTCCGCCTCATTAATGGCGCGAATCTCGACCTGTTCAATTTGCCGGCGCAGGATGCTGTCTTTCTTTTCCTCTGCCATGGTGTTACTCGTTTTGCGTGCTATTATCGACGACCACGGCCTTGCCGGCCTCGTCGATCTGCACATAGTTCATAGGCATCCGCGGGAAGTCCAGGCCCGGGAGGGATTTCATTTCCTCCAGGCGGCGCGCTTCGTTCGGCGTCATCCAGCCCGCGTTGATGCCGGAATTATAATACTCGGCCCTGGTCTTGGCGTCGCCGCGCATCAGGCCCTTCAGGTCAAATTTTACGGAATACTTCCCGCGCTCGTCCTCACGGAACAGCTTACTCTCCAACTGGACCTCGATGCGCTTGCAGATCGGGCGCAGGGAGAACTCGCCGAAGAAGATGTTCTGCTGCTCGATGTTGGAGAACGTGGCATGACTCAGCTCGGCGAGCAGGTGCGGCGGAATCCCGAAGATCCTGGCGATGTCGCTGATGCTGAAGGTCTCCGTCTGCAGCAGCTGGGCCGCGAGCGGGGAAATGCCGACGTCCTTATACTTGACGCCGTACTCCAGCAACGGGGTTTCGTAGTTCTGCGAGCTGGCCTTAAAGTGCGCCATGAACTTATCGAACTGGTCTTCGCCCAGGCTGTTCTCCATCTCCAGCACGCCCTTGATATTCCCGCCACGCTTATAGAACTCGCCGCTGAACTTGTTTGCGGCGATGCCGCGCCCGATGGCGGCGGCGTTGTAGGAGATCGGGTCGATGCCGGTCAGGCCGTCACGGGTGAACAGCATGACATACAGGAACTCATGCTCCAGGTAGGTGCCGTTCAGGTAGCTGAACGTGGGATCCGGGCAGTTCACGCGGTACCCCTTTACGCCCTTGTTGAACAGGACGGTGACCCAGTCCTTGTCTACCGGATGGAGCGCCACCGGATTACCGGCGGAGTCTCGCTCGATCGGGCCGCAGAATACGCCCTTGCCGAGCAGCTGGGCGATATTGCGGAACCAGTAGGTAAAGGGATCCATGTAACCGTTCGGTGCTACCCGAAGAAGCCGGGTCGCCGGATGATCGGCCGCGTCCTCATAACCGGCTTCGGTCACGACCTTGACGGACTTCGGGAGGCTGGCGATGTTTTCGGAAAGCAGTTTGATTGCGGCGTACACCGCAGTAAAACGCAAAGCGGAGTCTTCGTTAACGGAGACTCCGAAGTCGATGCCATTGCTTCCGTGAAAGACGGGCGAAGAAGGGATAACCCCGATGGACCAGCCACGGAGGGCAGCACCGATGCGGTTGCGTAACGGGATATGATTAGACTTTGCCACCATCAATGGTTTTCACGAAGATGGCAAAGAAATCTCTTAAAAATCAGGAATTTGCATATACTTGTTGCATATACTTTGCACGGCTAAAATTTAACCGTCCGAAGTGTATGCGTCGTGTAGATTTCGCCGGTCTTTCCGGACGTCTTTGTGAGCCACCCGCCGACCGCGTCGACCAGGGCGACCACGCCGTCTATCTTGTTCCTGGAGCGCGCCTTGTCTAGCTTGATATTGGCGTTCGGGTCCTGGTAGATTACCACGTTCTGGAACATCCAGCGGATAATGGGGTTTCCGCAGAAGTTCAGCTCATGACGCAGGACGGAGGATTCCACCCACTTCGTAGGGACTGACATGTACCGGATGTTCTGCTGGTACTCCATCAGCTTCTCCTGGTACCGGCCGAACTTCCCGAGGACGTTCCACATTCCCCAGGGGTCGTATGAGATAGCCTTGACATCGTAGCGGTCCAGCTCCTGCAGCACGCGGGAGACGAACCAGTCCTCGTCGATCACGCTGCCGGGCACCGTCTCCAGCCAGCCCTGCTCCACCCACAGCCGGTAGTCCACGCGATCCTCGGCGCGTTTCGGCGCCGTAACTTTCTCCTCCGGTACCAGGAACAGGAACCGGGATACCTTGTAAAGCGGGAACCAGAAGGCCACGGCCACGATGTCAGTCTTGCGCGCAAGGTCGATGCCGACCCAGCACTCCGCCCCGTCGAGCTGCGCGCCGGAAATCTCGCGGTTGTTTGCAGCCACGTCATCGTCAGGGATCCATACGGACGGCGCGTCGACCCACATGTTCAGGTTCTTCGTCTTGAAGGCGGACAGCGTGCTGCCACCCTTTTGCTTCGCCTTCTGGTAGGAGTCCTTCATGTATTTCGGCTTCAGGGAGACGCCGTAGTTCGGATTCACCTTCTTCCAGGTGGCCTCGTCATCCCATCGGTCTCCCTCGTCGGGTTCAAAGAGCAGAGCGAAGTGGTCCTCATTCTCCAGGAGTCCGCGCAGGATCTGGCGCAGGAACTCCAGATGCCCGAAGTATGGATAGGACGTATCCACGCCTGCAGTGGAGATTTGGAACAGCAGCGGCTGCTTGCGGGCGCCCATACCGGTCTGCACGACCTCCACAATCTCAAATGATTTCCAGGCGTGCGCCTCGTCGCCGATGCCGCAGTGCGGGTTCAAACCGTCCTTGTTCTTCGTGTCCTTCGACAGCGGTTTGTAGCTGCTCGACTCGAAGACCATGGAACCCTTGCGGAAATACTGCACGACGTCGGGCACCAGCCCAGACGCCATGGCGATCTGGACGGACGCCTCGAAGCAGATCTTTGCCTGCTCCTTATCGACCGCGAAGGAATAGACCTCAGCCGCGGGCTCTCCGTCTATTATCAGCATGATCAGCGCGATCACGGCGGCCAGCGTGGTCTTTCCGTTCTTACGCGGGACGTACACGTCGCCGTATGTGTATTTCCGCGTTTTGGTGGCCTTCCACTTAAAGCCAAAGATTGAAAGAATCACGAACCATTCCCACGGTTCCAGCTCCATCTTCTTCCCGGCCCATTCTCCTTTGAAGTGCTTCAGCCCGTCGTACCCGATGTCCTTATTGCCCCGGATGAAAAGCACGATCAGCCTGATGGCCGACCTGTCGAAATACAGGTCACCGCCCTCCTCGCAGCGCGCCATGTCTCTCCGCCATCGGGCCGCCGCCAGGCCGACCATCTCGCAAGCCGGAAGCGCCCCGCTCTCGATGGCGGACACATAATTCTCTACGATGCTATACGGCGACATATCGGTTATTGATCATCTGGTCCTTCGTCATCATTGACTACCATAGCAAAAATGGCCTTGAAACCTTTCGGCTTGTTATCTCCCAGCTCCATCTTCAGGCGCTGACGATCCACTGGAGAGAATCCGAAGTTGCTGCCTATCTTCAGCACCTTCTCCATGGCTGCGTGCAGCTGCTTCACGGATGGATTCTGCACCAGGAAGGTTCCGCGCTTTCCTTCCACCTCGACGTACATTCCTTTCTTCTTGATGTCCTCCTCGCACCGCAGCACGATGTCATACTCTATGGCATAGAACAGAATCTGCGCGCAGAACGTCGGGTCCAGCATCCCCTGCGCCGCGACCTTGCGGCAGGTTGCCCAGTAGATTTCACGCGCCCGGGGCGTGGAAGATTTTAGGCCGGATACCTGGCACTTAGACCCAATGTCTTCCAGGCGGACCGGCTCGCCGATGACGCTGGTCGGGCGCTCTCGGCAGGGCTGGTCCGTCCCCCTTAGTCTCTTAATCTCTTGCGGCAGTGGTTTTCGTCCTCGTGCCATATATATCTTGAGTTAGAATTACGCAATCCTTATATCGGTGTCAGTCACACATACGCGCGCATAATGCGAAGACCGGGTACTGAGAACGCGCCAATTTCGCACGCGCGCCTTCTTGACA